GTCTGTTACCAGCACCTAAACCTACGTTAATAGAAACATCGTATTGGTTAGCCCATGTTCTAGGGTCAAACTCTACGAATTCACCACGCATACGCACCAGACGGGCTTTGTCTTGGTACTTACAGAGCAAGTGCAAGATACCCTTAAACAAAGACTTAACGCCTGTCTCAGCAAAGATTCGAGCCATTAACTCAATCTTACCTGCGCCAGCTTGTTGCATTGAAGCCACGGCAGCCGCAGTCACGTTCTGCAAAACAGATGGGTCTAGCCCTTGTGAAGCATCAGACACGCCTGTACGCTTAGATTGGATTGTGTCCAGATACTGAAGCATTGGGAAAGCAGCTTGAGCCACGTTCTGAACTACAAGTTGCGACACAGCACCTTGAGATTTAGCACGAATAACACCACCAGCAGTAGATGTAAGCAAGTCATCAATGTTTACCTGTCCTTCAATAGCTACCACTCTGGCATTGTTTGTCAGATATAAGTTATCCAACATCTGCCTAGTGATAGTGGTTTTAATCAACTGTAAGTCAACTGTTCTGTCAGCTAACGAGTTACCAAAGAACTTGTGTGGGATAGGAATAGGACAGATTGAGTGGAAAGGAACGTAGTCAACTTCCTCAACCATTTCCTTGCCCTTGGCATCCTCAAGAATCTCATTTGAAGCGTAAAACACTTGAACCAATGAAGCAATGCCTTTGCCGTCTATATCAGTTTTGATATAGCACTCAAAGACTTCAATCTCTTGCATTGATGGGTCATCAGTCTGGGTTTGGTAAGGTTGCTCACCTGCTGCATAACGAGCCACACGCTCTGGTGTGTACGCTAGTGCGTCCCCCATCTGCAAGCCTTCTACCTGCTTCTTGTTAAACCCCATAGCCGTTAATGTGCTACGAGTTAACATCTGTCTGTGGGCTACAAAAGGCGAATCAGCAATAGTTCTAGCCTTCTTGCTAATCAAGAACTCCTCTGGGGGTACGTTCTCAATCGTTACCTTGCCAGATTTCTTCTTTTGCTGAACAACTACGTTATGCGTAGATGCCATCACAGGCATACCCATAGGGTCTATAACTGGCTGTCCCATTGGGTCAAATATTGGAAACTCTGTCGTATCTTGCTCGACTATCTCCATAGTCTCATCACTCATCAGCATTGCTAACTCATCGTTAGACAAGTCAAAGTAACGCTCTTTTGTAATGTCTTCTTTATCTTCCCAATACGCTTTAACAATGCCGTTCTTCTGAAGCAAAGCGTCCTTAAACCAATCATGCAAAATGGCTACGCCTTCGTTATCACGGGTGAAAACCCAATTACAGTAGTCTGTAGCTTGCTTGGCAGAGGCTTCATCCCTCGGGCCTTGTGGCTCAAAGACTACGATATTGTCTGAGCCTGTAAAGATACGGACTAGGCTAGGCAGCGCACCATCTATCGCTTCTGCCACCTCTCCTGTAACGATTTGAGACTTTCCCTCAACTTCATTACCATAGGGCTGTCTGAGATAAGCCTCCAAAGCCTGTTTACGCTGTTCAACAGTTTCGCTTTCAATGAAGCCAATAGCATCATCAATCTCTGCCTGTAGTATTGACTTCAGTTCGTTCTGTTCCATGCTTGTCCTTTGGAGGGCGACCCATTCGGGGTTTATCCAATTTTAACTCATTTACCACATTTTCAAGCATTTCGATACGCTTTTCAAGTTCTTTTACTTTAGGTGCTAGATTTACACCCTGCATTTGTACATACATTAGACAATCCATTTCGGAGGTTGGTTAATAGGCTTAGACCATGTTGAATGTCCTTCATCCAATCCAAGGGCTAAGTAGCGAAAAGCATCAGAGCCATGACTAGACCAATCATGTAACGGACGCTCATAGAATATCTTACGCTTCTCATCGTAATCTCTGCGGTAATTTCTCAGGCAGTTCAGTCCTATCTGCACTTTAGGAACATTGAACCAGCACCTTGGCAGCAACCTTCTTACTGCTTGGATGCCATCATCTAGTCCCATTCTCGGGGCTATCTTGGCATCTAGTCCTGATTCCTCAAGCATTTCCATTCTGCTCTTACCTGTCCCAAGTTCCCTGACCCTAACGTCATGGGGCAAAATATGCTCTGCTTTGAGATAATCGTTGTCTTTAATCCACTTAACGTAGTGGTCAAGTCCTACGCCATGATTCTCGTAGTAGTCAAGCAAACGCACCTCAGAGCCTACCAGTTGTGCCACCCAGATAGACGTAGAGTCACCCATTCCCAAGTCCCAAGCAGTAAAGGTTCTGCTTAGTTCCTCTCTGGGAATCTCTTGCATATGCTTCTTTTCTTCTAGTTCGCCAAGTAGTTCCCCATAATATGAACCCTCTACAGGCGCATCAAAACTACACTCAAACTCTTGGGCATACTTGCTTTCCCCCATCTCGTTCTTGGCGGCACTCAGTTCTGTCTTATCCACCACCCCTGTCTCAGAGGCTTTGAACTCTAGCAAGCCCCACCCTTCTTCTTTCTCTGCCCTGTCTCGCAACTCTTTAAAGTGATTGTGTCCTTTAGGAGTCCCAATAAACAAGCACCAGCCCTTACGATCTACGATACTTGGTCTGATAATGTCTGTCCAAATCTTCGGGTTCTGGTCACCCACCTCATCAACGATGACCCCATCAAAGTATTGACCTCGCAGGGAATCAGGGTTGTCTGAGCCATATAGTTGAATACGCCTACCCCAGAAGTCAACTCGTAACTCTGATATGTTGTTAGTACCGCCTAGCGGTGTAGTGTATTTAACGAGATAGTCCCACGCCACTCGTTTAGCCTGTCCGTATGTCGGGGCTATATAGGCATATCTGGGTGTTTCTTGCTCGTTTAGCACCGCCTCACGGATTATGTGATTAAGCGCAGCCACAGTCTTACCAAACCTTCTATGAGCCACCACCACAGCAAACCTGTTGCCATCTAGTAACTCATGTATCTTTAGTTGGTGTTCCCTTGGCTTATAAGGGATTTCAATTACTTCGCCCATGTAACGATGTGCTGAAGTGGTTGGTCTGAGTCGCCACTTATGGTTACTGAAGCCATATCAGGCATTGATTTACGCAATAGTATCTCAATAGCCTTCATCCTTGTAGGACTTAGTTCTTCTGTTTCACCAAGTGCATGATTTTGCAAAACATTTAGTAATTGACTTACTTGAATCTTTTTGCGTACATCCTCTTGATGTAACTTGTTTATTGGTCTTCCGACTTGTGCCATTTTGTTTGACTCCTCTAGGGTTGGTCAAGGTTAAGTTAGTGTTTACTGACCTAGTAGTGAGGGCATAAGTTCATAAAGTTTCTTACGCTGTTCTTCGTCTGCTAGTAATCCTAATGGTAACACGCCAGCAAGAATATCTGGCTCACTCTTACGCATTGGGTCAAAGGCAGCAAACCTGCTACGAATCAATGATGGGTCTTGTATTGCATATATGTCACCCTTTTGGGTTTCATAAAATTGCTTCATGTATTTTTGAGCTTCGTCAAATTGCTTTCCGCTTACATTTGACCAAGTTTCATCAGGAGTAATTCCATATCGTTCAGATAGATACTCTTTGGCTCGCATTACATGACTATTTGGCCCTAAATCTTTAACATTCCTAATTTCTGCGCCTTTTAAACCCAACTCTCTAGCTATCATTCCAAGTTCATCAGTCGATGTAGCGGAATTTTTATCTAAATTTAAGTCTTCTGGTGTATATCTTTTTTTACCTGCTTTTGCGCTAAGTTCATTTGTAAAAATATCAGCCCAATTCCTACCTCTTGCATTTGCAGTTAGAAAATCATCTTTTCTAAGCAAGAGTGGCAATATGTTTCCACCACCTGACGATGAAACATAAGTTTCTGCCGCAGTTGGATTGCTTGTTAAAAATGCGCCAGCACCAGAAGTTTTACCTTTGCCCTCTACATTAAAAACACCAATATCTTCATTTGTGCCGTGATATGTAGGAGTTTCAAACCCCATTGCTTGCGCCCTCATCTCTGGCGTATTGTCTTTAGGCAGTCCTAAACCACCATCTTTAATTGGCAATGCAGCATTTTTTTGTGCTGTATCTAATGCTTCTTGTCTTGGGAATGGTGACCTTTGTGCTTTACCAAGAATTTGAAGCGTTACAGACTCAACGAGCATTGCTTCTTGCTCTGGGCTGGATGGTTTGTACTTTTTGAATTGAGCATTGACCATCTTCTCAAATTCTTTTTCACCAACAAGACCAACTGATTGTTGCATCCTTTCAACAGTAGGAATGTCTTTAACTTTAAGCATTTCTTCCATTGTTAAATCAGGTTTATAAATGGCTTTATTAAGATTTATTGTTTTAATACTTGCACCTACTGGTAAACCCTTAGTCAAAGGTGCTAGTACAGGTGCTGCCTGACCAAGCAAACCAAGAGCAAATGCTGGCTCTGCTACTTTTTTAATCTTTTCGTAATCAGGATTAAGAACACTAAAACCCATTTCATCTGGTCTTGTGCCTAGCAAACCCTGCATAACTGCATAGGTAAGTGGGTCTGGTAATGTGTTTACATCACGTTGTGAGGCTAAAGCCCTAGCCCTAGCACCTTGACGCTGTATGTTTGGATTACCAAAAAATGCACCTAACTCTGCCATGATTAGTTACCACTTTACCTTGTTAGCCCAATAAGCTGCACTCATTTTACCCTTGGCAATGTTCTCAGCATGACGAGCCTTAAACGCTTCGTTACGCTTCGTGCCATCAGGTGAGCCTTTAGCCCCTTGTTGACCAAAGCGGATTAGCTTTACATCCTCACCACTCTTAGCTAAAACAGCGTGAGACTTAGTGGGATGGTCAGGAGTCTTCTTAGGCTTATTAAACCCAGAAAACTGCTCAGAGCCTCGCTTAATCACTTCTTTTTAGCAGTCTTAGCTGCTTGCTTAAACGCATCCGCAGTAGGCGCACCCTTGCTACCTACTTTACGCATACGCTCTGGAGTTTTACCAGCAGCCTTTTGTGATTCGATGCGTTTCTTCTTCGCAGCGATATTTGCGTACAAGCCCATCATTTTTTAGCCTTCTTTGCCATGTTCTTGGCAGTACGCTCTCCACGCATAGGCATAGGCTTAGAAGCTGGTTTAGTCTTCTTCTGCATCAATTTCTGCATCATTTCCATTGCTTGTTGGTTTGTCGTTCCCATCATATTCATCCTCGGTTATTGGCCCACCACTAATCCATGCCTCACAAGTCCTCTTGGAAGCACACTTAAAATCAAATACTTCGCAATAGCCCAAGTCGCCAGCATCAATGACTTCCCACGCATCCATCTCTGAACCACCCAAGCCTGACTCAATGCAAGCAAGCATCTTAGGGGTTTGAATAAAAGCAGAGCAGTTTCCGCAACGAGACTTTTTAGCTTGTGCAGGTGAGATTCTCCAAGCCTTAGAAATGTCACGCCAGTATTCCATGCTTGGCTCATTGGGATTCATCGGGCCATAGTTAGCCTTATCAATGGCTTTCTGACGATTCTCAAGATTGACTTCTACGTCACCTGTGGCAACTGGACACGCCTCACCACTTTTTTCTTGGCTTTGTATCTCAATCTCAATTTTTACAGCAGGTGCGAGTAGTCCGTGCATAGGTTCTCCAATGAGTTTAACTATTATTGCACAAAAAAAAAGAGAGAACAAGTCTCTCTAAATACTCAATGGCAACTGAGTTCTTTCATTGTGCGCTATCTGAAAAGATTTGCAAGCGTTTGATTTAATACACTCATCTCGTCTAACTTCATCACAGACCATATCCTAGCTGACCCATGTATGCCGTTGTGTGGCCCTTGGTGACAATCCTTGCATAAAGGAATACATAAGTATTGGTTATGCTGAACAATATGGTGTGCATCGCTTGGCGGTGAAGCATTACAGACCCCACAAGGCATTTCCTTAATCTTTGCTAAGTGGAGTCGTTCCCTGTTATTGGGTCTGTTGTTCATGCTTCATGCCTCTTACAAAAGAAGCAAAACTATGAGATGTATCACCAAAGCATTTCAGTTTCTCAAACTCTAAAGCTACTTCTTCAAGAGTGTCGTTCCTAATTTTTTCTACTATCTTGTTAGCTTGACGCTTGCGCCAACCAAATGCTTTTAAAAGTTCAGTCATGCTTGTCCCCTTGCTCGGATGGCGTTTGCAATGTTCATTGCCTCATTAGCTTCTGCACCTTCTGGGTAACCTGTTTTTACCCAAAAATCAATTGCAATGTCTGCAACTTTTGCACACGCCTCACGCTCATGTTGAGCAATTAGGGTAGCCAAGTGAATAATTATTGATTGACAGTAATTAACTTCACCATCAGAAAACCCAGCCTCTAATGCCATACGTTTAATATTTTCTTCAGTCATACCAAAACCTTAATAAGTAAAGAAAGACTGCTGCCCAAAAAGCAGTCAGCCCCACAAGAATTAACTTCCAAGTCTTAGTCACGCTCGTAAGCCATAATCTTGGCTTCGTCAGCTTCAGCAAGTAAATGGCTAGACAAACGCATAGTCCCTTCCATCTCTAATTCTTTATATTGCTGGTCAGTAAAGATGCCCATGACGTTACGCCCCTCAAACCAGACTTCATCAATGTTCTCGTTATAAGTGCCTTCTTCATCTTGCTCGTATGTCATCACGACAGTAACGATTACAGAGCCTTCACCAGTTGTTGTGTCAAATTCGTATTTCATTTTGTAT